ATTATTACCAGTAAACTAGGATGTGGATTAGGTGGGTTAAATTGGTTAAGTGTTAAAAAAATTTTAGAGCAATTTGAAATTTCGAATAATATGATAGTTTGCAATAAACAGGAGATTTAATGAATGACGAAATTCACCCAATGTTTCAAGATATATGGAGGGTATTTTATTTTAGATGTAGGGATTGTGATATTTCAATTAAATTAAGAAGTCAGGAAGATTTAAAATCTAAAGATATTGTTTGTCCGAAATGTCAAAATAATAATATTCGGCATGTTAAAACAACAACGTCCGCTTTTGGGAGTATCGATGGAAATGTAGGATATGTTTCTTTTGAAAAACAGTCTGATTTGAATATAAAATCTGAAGGAAGAGAAAAGGTTGTTAATATAATAAAAGAAGACCCAATTCTTAAAGGAAAAATTAATCCTTGTGTGCCATGGTGGAGGGATGGTAGTGTTGAAGGAACGGAGCGTAAGGAAAAAGTTTTAACATTAAAGGAAGCTGGAGAAGTTAAGGAAAAAATTAAACATATAGAGGCGAACCTTGGCTAATTTAATTGCGAAAAATTTTGAAGAAGTTAATAAGAAATTAGGTTTTAAAGATTGCGGCCACGTAATCCTAAAATGTTCAAATTGTCAAAAACCCATATTTAGTTTATGGATTATTGATAAAAATGCTAGTTTAGAAGCAAATTATAAAGCTACATGTCCTTATTGTAATGGTAAAAGTTATACTAAAACTATAAAAGGAAGAATAACTACTGGAGGCATTCCTGCCAACGGAGATTATTATTCTGATGAATCGGAAGTATTGACTTTTATGGATAGTTTTGATATTGTAGAAGAAGATAACGAATCTGTAATATTATTTAAAATAGGTAAAAATAGGTGAAAAATGGCAAAGAAAAAGACCAAAGAACCTGTAAAAGTTTCGCAACCAACAAATAAAATTCCTAGTCAATCTGACAAACATTATATTTGGGAAAATGCAACTTCTAAAACCCCAACACAATTATCTCAAGATACAGGCTTGACGGAAGGGCAAGTTAATGCTATACTTGTAAGCACGGATATCGATGTTGAGCCGGTTGTTGAAGAATCCGAAAAAAAAGCAAGACAAGTTCGAAGATTTTTGGTTGATAACGGCAGTATTTCGATGACTCCCGGCCAAGCTAATCTTGATAATTTAGTTCACGAACAAAATCTACAAAATAAGAGATTAAATGAATTTGAAAAGAAACATGGAAAATGCGTTGAATTCAGACCTCTCTCAAAATAAACTAGAAAAAGAAAAAGATATTGAAGCTTTAATCGCCGGTTCAGAACATGAACAGGCGATTTTTTTATCTGATTTATTATTTAAAAGAAAATACTTAAAAAATAAAATCAAACTTTCCCCTAAATATTGGAATGATGATAGATATAAAAAAGAATTTCAATTTTATATTATCAAGACCATCCCTCTTATTAAACGATATACTTTTCAAGCGTTATACAATGTATTACAATCTAAAAAAGGTTTGAATGTTTGGAGTCCAAATTGTCCGTGGATGATTCCGGAATTTGAAAAAGAAAAAGTTAGGCTATATACTCTTAAAGAAGTAGCGAAATCACAGGAAAAGACTACAATAAATGTAGATAACAACACGCCCATTTTTAATAAAAATACAAATAATAAACAGAGTAGACTAGATAAATTAGATTAATATGGCTAAAAAGGCAAAAGATAAAGATGACGAAATAACTAATCCAACTACCTTGACTGCTAAAATAATGGCAGATTTAAACAGGGAATTTGGAGGTAAGATAGCAAATAATGCCGAATCAATTTTAACAAGAGATATTAAAACCATTAATGTTTCTCCAGCTTTAGACTTAATATTAAATGGAGGAATTCCGGAAGGAAGTTTTGTTAGTTTAAGTGGCAAACCAAAAACTGGTAAAACAACAACCGCCCTAACTTTCGCTGCTAAAGCTCAAAAACTTGGTAAAACAATTTATTTTATTAATGTTGAAGGGCGTCTTAAAAAAATGAATTTGACAGGTATAAAAGATTTGGATACAAGTCCAGAAAAATTTGTTGTTATTGAAAGCGACGATGAAAATATTCGTAGTAGTAAAGATTTCTTAAATGCTGTTGAATTTATTGTTAAGAATCATCCTGGCTGTGTTGTAATTATTGATTCGTTATCAGCATTAGTTGATGGTCAACAGTTAACTAATGGGGCTGGTTCTGGTATGCCTGGAGGCGGTCAAAAAGTAGTTGCCGAATTTGTTGCAAACATGTCAAATGTTGTTCCGGTTAAAAAAACAATTATTGTTGGTATAACTCATAAAATTCCAACCATTGCTGTTCACATGGGGCCGAAATCAACTGAAAAAGTTGCTCAAAGATGGTTATTCCAAACCGATATCCGTCTAACCATTAAATATATTAAGCCTTTAAAACATGGCGATAAACAAATTGGACAAGAGGTAAATTGGCTTTGCGAGTGTTCGGCACTCGGTTCTCCTGGAGGTATTATAACATCATATTTAAGATATGGCGTTGGAGTTGATGATATTTATGAATTAATGCAATTTGCAATTAATGTTAAATTAATAAGTAAAGGTGGAGCGTGGTTTTCTTTAGACTTTTTAGAAAAATTACCAGAATTTAAAGAATCAATTCCTAAATGCCAAGGTCAAGAAAATTTGTATCAGGCTTTAATTGAAAATCTAGATTGGATTGAATTATTAAAAAAAGAATTAGAAGAATATAAAGATATGTTAGTTGGTTCTGATTCGGGAGAATAGATGTTAAATTCGGATTGTAAAGGTATTGTAGAATACTTAAACAGGGAATATAAATGTAAGGATAAAGAAGATTTGTTTGAAGCGGCAATTAATGAAATTTTAAAATTAAGAGAAATTTCTAGACAAAAGGCGTCTTTACAACATGAAAGAGTTGATTGGTACGGATGGGAAGAAAGTAAAAATTAGATTTAAAAATAATGAGAATTGTAACCCGTCGAATCTTCACATAGAAGCTCGCAAACTACTTAAACAACTTTTCCCGTTAAATGTTTTAATTGAAGAATTTTTAATTCCGGGAGAGCGAAAACTTTATATAGATTTTTTCTTGCCTGAACGTAGTTTGGTAATAGAAGTACACGGAGAACAACATTACAAATTTAATCCCCATTTCTATAAATCCAAATACGAATTCACAAAAGCTAAATTTAGAGATGAATTAAAAAAAGATTTTTGTAATACTAATAATCTCCTGTTTATAGAACTTCCTTTTAATGAAATTAAACAATGGGAGCAAATAATTAATGATAAATGTTACGGATGATTTAAATAAAGTTGATGGTTTTTTAGATAAATTAGAAGAAGTTTGGGGGTTATCTCAATCATATAATTCTAAAATTCATTGCGCCGCGTTCGAAATTTTAAATACCGATTACTCAGATATTAAATTAACTCCTGAAGATTATTTAAATAATTCAATTATTTTAAGTCAATATGCTTTTCAGTTACAAAGAATTATTAATAGGGAAGAAGCTAGAGTTCATTATATTAAAAATAGAATTGATAAAATAGTATTACCAAATATTAATCAACAAAATGCTTATTACTATAATGATAAAAGAAATTTAGCTATTGCTCAAGATTCTGTAGCACAAGCTTTATTAAAAGAACAAACCGTAATAGAATTAAAAGTGAAACGTTTACAATTTTTATCAACTAGGGTAGAAAATCTATCCAACAAATTCATGGAGTATAGCCGTGCCACGCGGAAGACCGAAAAAAATTACCAACACAGTTACGAAAACTAAAAAAAATATATCACAAGCATACAACGCTTTAGATTTTGACCATACAGGGGCCGCTAAATTTAATCCTAGGAATCTTTTCGAAGAATGGGGATTGGCGGATATAATGAAGGAAGAAACAAAAATCGACAAGAAATTATCTAAAAAAATTAAAAAGGCTACACCTAGAAGACCCGCCATAAAATACGAAAAAGTTGTATGTCCGTTTTGTCAAAATGTAATTAGAATTACTGAAAATGAAAAAGAAATGTACGCTTTTACAATTCCTAATGATTCACCTTTACCAACTTTCAAATGCGATAGATGTATGGGTAATTAATGAATGAAGATTTAACATTAGATAATATAGATATTCCTTCAGAAAGAGGTTTAATAGCAGCATGTTTACAACATGGAAACGAAGTTTTTATAGATACATCCGATATTGTTACAGACGATACTTTAACACAAGAATGTAATTTATGTGCATGGAAAGTAATTGAACATATCAATAAAACCCATCCAGATATTAACAAAATCGATAAAGCGTTATTTATAAGCGCGGCCAACGCGGTAGGTTTAGATAAATTTTTCGCACAAAGAGAAGAAATGAAATATATTAATTCTCTTTATAATTTCGAAATAGAAAAAAATACCGCAAGAAAACTGGCTTCAAAATTAGCTAAATTAGAAATCGCTAGAATATTTCGCCAGAATTCTTTAAAAACCGAAGATAATTTAAGAAAGATTACCGGAGATGAAAAAATCTCTGATATTATGGCAATTGTTGAAAATCCAATTTTTGATTTAAGTCAACGTATTAAAGGATTTGACAAACTTCATAAAACCCCTCAACCAATATTTAAAAACGGATTAAGAAAATATATTGAAGAAAAAAGATTAAATCCAGTTCAACAAGTCGGTTTTCCAAGTGGCTTTCCTATTTGGGATAGATTAATTGGAGGTGGATTAAGAAGTCCTTCAGTAAATGTTATTGTTGCAAGACAAAAGTGTGGAAAAAGTTCAATAGGTTCAAATACTGCTTATCATGTTGCAAATTTTGGAATTCCAATTTTAATGCTTGATACAGAAATGGGTGAAGACGAACATTTTCCCCGTATGACAGCTATGTTATCTGGAGTTAGAATTTCTGAAATAGAAACTGGACAATTCGCTAGAGACTCCGCTAAAGATAGACTAGTTGGTCAAGCCGTTGATACTCTTGAAAAAATTCCATATGATTATATTAATATTGCCGGGCAACCTTTTGAAGAAACTTTAACAGAAATGAGACGTTGGTTAATTCGTAAAGTTGGATTAGATGAAAAAGGTTATGCAAAACCATGTTTATTAATTCTTGACTATCTTAAAATTATGAATCGCGATAGCATTCGCAATGTACAAGAAACCCAAGAATTTGGATTTATGACAACTAGTTTAGTAAATTTCACCATTAAATATAAAATTCCCTGTTTAACTTTTGGACAAACAAATAGAGACGGAATTAATACCGAAGATATGTCTGTTGTTGCCGGTTCCGATAGAGTCGGTTGGTTTGCCACAAATGTCTCATTATTTAAAGTTCAGTCCGCAGACGAAATATTAGCCCAAAGACAAGCCGGAATTAGAATACCATTTAACAGGAAATTAATTAATATGGTTGCAAGACACGGTCCAAGTAACGATGAGGGAGATTGGATTAACGTAAGGTTTCATAAAGACATTTGTAGAATTGAAGAAGGAGAATTGCAAAGCGTTTTATCTGAAGAAATACAAGAAAATGTTGGAGGTTTTGTAAATGAAGGAGAACAAGAAGAGTTTTAAGCTTACTACAGAACAATTACAAGTTTTACAAACAAAATTAGAAGATAGATTAGATGAAATAATTGAATATTTTAGAATAGATGTCTATAATAATTACAAAAGTTTTTATGGAGCTTGCCCAGTTCATGGAGGTGATAATAAGCAAGCCTTAAATTTATATAAACAAAATGGCGACAAAGATATTTTCCATTGGAGATGTTATACTCAACATTGCGAAAGCCATTTCAAAAAAACTATTCTTGGTTTTATAAGAGGTTGTTTGTCCCATCAAAAATACAATTGGTCTAGAATTGGCGACAAAGAAATAACATTTCAAGAAACTATCGTATGGTGTTTTGATTTTTTAAAAGAAACTCCCGACAATTTGCATATCAATCAAATTTCCGACGAAAGAAGAAAATTTATACAAGCTTATTCCGAAGTAAATAAACCTGATTATCCATTTTTTATTAAAAAAGAAGAAGCTTTATCTAGATTATCAATTCCAGCAAAATATTTTGTTAATAGGGGTTATTCTGAACAAATTCTAATTAAATATGGAGTTGGCGATTCTAAAAAAATAGTTGATAGGGCAATAGTTCCGGTTTTTTCTGATTGCGGAAAATTTTGTATAGGTTATATTGGTCGTTCAAAAAATCCTCAATGTCCAACTTGTCAATTATTTCATAAAAAAGATATATCTTGTCCTAAGAATTATTTAGTAAATTTTTGTAAATGGAAAGAAGATGGGTTTATAAAAAATAATACTTTATATAATTATCATAATGCAAAAAATTTTATTAAAAAATATAGTTGTGCTGTATTAGTAGAAAGTTGTGGTAATGTATGGAAATTGGAAGAGGCTGGAATACATATTAGTTTAGGGACTTTCGGGACCTGTTTATTTGACGAACAAAAAATTCTTTTAGATAAACTTAGCCCAATTAATATTTTTCTAATTACAGATAATGACCAAGCTGGCAAAAATGCTAGAATTGAATGGAGAAATAAACTTAAAAGATACTACAATCTATTTGATATTATTCCTAAATACAATGATATCGGGCAATATAAAATTGATGAAATAGAAAAAGAAATTAAACCGTTTATTATTGCTAAATATAAAAAAGAGGTTGATTAATGAAATTATTATTTATTAGTGGAAAATTTAATTCAGGTAAAACAACTTTATCGAATAATTTATATGAATGTCAAGAACTTAGTAAAAAATATAATTTATTAACATATGCTTTTGCCGATTATCCAAAAGAAATAATGTCTGATATCTTAGAAAAGCCGTATCAATATTTTAATGAAGACAAAAACGAAATAACTGAATTTGACTTTAAAACAAAACGTCAATTAATGCAATATTTATTCGCAGATGTTTTTTGTCAATTAAATCCAAATATTTGGGCTCATAAAGTTTATAAACAAATTTTAATAAATAAAAAAAGATATTGTAGAAATTATTCTCTAGAATGTTTACACGTTATATCTGATTGGAGAAAAGTTTCTGAATATGAATATTTAACTAAAATGCTAAAAGATAAAATATATTCTGTTAAAACTCTAAGAATAAATAATTCAAATTTAGCAAATACAGATGAACATATATCAGAAGTAAATCTTGATAATTTTCGATTTGATTCCGTAATTGATGTTGCTAATTTAGAACCTAAAGAAACTCTTAATATTGTTTTACAAGAATTTAATAATTGGGGGTGGTAATTGTTTGTTATTTATTTAAGGTCTTCTTCTATTGGAGATTTTTTATCTTGCGAACATAAATATTTTCTTGGTTATACGTTAGGCATTCAATTAGATTCAAATATATCTGCTAAAAAAGGTTCTGTTCTTCATAAATCAATGGAATTATTAGCAAAGAAAAAATTATCTGCACAAAATAAGCAGAATGGTTTTGAAGATAAAGAAACTAATACAAAATTTAAAGTAAAAGATTTAAATAGTTATTCTGCTATTGAATTTGCTATTAATCATTACAAAGAAGAATATAAGTTATCAGATTGGGATATCAAAGAAATCAAAAATTGGTTTTGGGATACGATTAAATTTAATAATGGGGAGTACAATCCGTTAAACAGGAAAATTATTGATGTAGAACATTTCTTTAATTTCGAAATTTTTGAACCATGGGCATATTATAGTTATATTCTGAAAGACGAACCTCATGTGGGACGATTGGTCTTACGTGGGACTATGGATTTGTTAACCGAAATTGATTCAAAAACCCTTCATTATATTGACTGGAAAACCGGTTCTCGCGTAGACTGGAAGAAGTTTGAAAATGGGAAACCTGTCGAAAAAACATTAGAAATGATTAAAGTTGACCCGCAATTACAACTATACCATTATGTCATACGTAAAAAATTCCCTGTTTACGATAATATTATAATGACCTTATTTTTTAATAAAAGCGGGGGTCCATTTTCTGTTAAATTCACAAAAGAAGATTATATTGAACATGAAAAATTTATTAAAAAAACTTTCGAGAATATAAAAAGTATTCAAATTCCAAAATTAATAAAAGATGAGCCTACAAAAAATCCGCATTGTAAATTCTGTCAGTTTAATAAAAATAAAATAAACGAGGAATCTTATTGTAGTTTTTATGAAAATGAAATTATCGAAAAAGGCCTTGACAAAGTTACAGACGAGGTTATATTACTAGATAAGCATTCTCAATACGAAGGCGGCGGTTCAACAAGAATTTTAACAGGAGATTAAATGGAAAATATTTTAGTTGTATCTAAAAAACATATTGAGAAACATAAACCAACCGGAATTCTTAATGATGATATACAAACGGAATTTTTTGGATATGATTTTCATTTTAGACCTAGAACAGAGGAATTAGAAAGTGATGAAAATTATAAACAGATTATTCCATATAATTTTTTAGTTTCTGAAGAAGGTTTCTATATTTATCAAAGAACTAAAAAGGGTGGGGAAA